ATTTACAGTCCAATATTATTAAAAATAAAGACGTAAAAGATACAACATATAAGAGATATGAAGCATTATTCCGACATTTTCTTATATGGCTTGGCGAAAACTATGGCGAGCTTGATTTGTATTCTGATGATTTTATGGAAAACGCCGTAGATATAATGGAAGGATACATGCTATTTTGTCAAGAAGTATTACAAAATCACAAAAAAATTATCAATATGAAAGTATCTGCAGTAAGTTCTTTTTATATTTGGTCAATGAAACGTGGTTTTGTTAAATATCACCCATTTGATGGAAAACTTGATCGCATGAAAAAGGCAAACGAGGAACAGATTTTAAATCATTATTTTCTTTCTGATGAGCAAATAAATCAGATCAGAAATGATTTATACCAAACGGAGAATAATAAATGGAGCATACAAGATCAATTATTATTTGAAGTTTCTTTATTTTCCGCTAACCGGTTAGGAGCATTGGAAAGATTAACAATTTCTTCTCTTGATCTTGACAATATGGTATTTGAAGGAATCAGAGAAAAGGAAGGCTATAGAGTTGAAGTGTCATTTGATGATACATGTCGAGATATGATCGAAACATGGTTGTCTATGCGAAAGGACGATTATGATCATCTTGAATGTGATGCCTTATTTATACATAAATATAAAGATGAATGGAAGCCATGGACAAGAAGTATGATTACTGATCGAATGCATAAATTCGGAGAAATTATTGGAATAGAGGATTTTCATCCTCATTGCATGAGAAAAACAGCGATTAATAAAATATATGAAGATACTGGCGATCTTAATCTTGCATCACAATGGGCTAATCACAAGTCAAGCGCAACCACTCAAGCTGCATATTTAAAACCAGTTTCTAAATCAGAGCTTAGAGACAAACTAAAATTATTAAAATTCAAGCAGCAGGAAATCGAAAAAGAAGTAAAAATGCAAGAAAATAATTAGATGTTGCTTGTATTGACAGTTGTATTATTCTACTACAAATTTGCCATTTGTCAAGACTTGACTTGACATTTGTTTGGAATCATGGTATTTTGTTTGTAGACATATAGAAACAGAGTTAAGAACTGAACTACATAATTATTCAAATAAATAAAATAACCACTTGCTAATCAAGTGGCTTTCAATAAATCGAATATATAGAATTGGGACATTCACCCAAGTGGATTTCTCAGAGCCGAATGGGTATCGGCTGATTGATAGTCAGGAAAGGGATCGCTTAATTAGCGGTCTTTTTTCGTTGGGACAATATTCTGTAAAAACATTAGAATTGTCCCGGCAACAATTGTAGATAGTAAATTACTATCATTCACAATTGTATATGTATCTTTAAAAAATCTTAGAAACGTATCTATGTCGCATCACCCTCCTTTCTTAGCAAGGGTATCTATATAACGAAGCATCGCTGCTTCGATGCGACTCTGAAAAATCCTTGGCATTGCATCCAGCCGTAAATGAACGCATGGGTGAATTCCTACATATAGATTATATGTCAACAGGAAAAATCTGTCAACCATAACATATGGACAATCTATAGATAGATCGTGTAGCAACACGTAAACTGCAATCTCCGACAGACGTCTAGGAATCGGTATTGGCACAAACCTGAGAAAATGTGCGACGTCAAAAAATACAAAAAATCGCAAAAATATTTATAAAAAGAACGTGCTGTACCTTTACAAAATTTTCCTATTGTGATAATGTGAAATTATCAAATACAGGAGGTAATTTCGTATGGACTATGTAGTAAAAAGACAGAGTGCAAAGAACTTTACTAAAGATATCGCAAAAGGAAAATACAGCATGAAACACAAGTTTCAACGCCAGGAAAATCAGTGGGGCAATCGTCAGAAAAGTTTACTGATTGACTCTATGCTTCGTCCGTATCCAATTGATCCAATTAGATGCGAAGTCGGATCTGACGATGTAAGAAGAATTTTTGATGGTGTTCAGCGAGCTACCACAGTAAGAGACTTTTTTAAAAAAGATGGTTTTAGATTAGCTAAAAATTTAAAACCAGTTACAGTTGATGGCGAGGTATATGAAATTGCTGGTAAAAAATATGCACAGCTTGATGAGGCTGTACAAGATAAACTGAATGATTATGAGATGACAATCTATGTGTTTACTGATTGTACTGGGGAAGATATTCGAGAAATGTTTACTCGTCAGAATAATGGTAAACCATTAAACAATACTCAAAAACGTACAGCAATCGAGAGTGAAAAAGTAAGTGACGTTATCTTTAATTTTGCAGATCATGAGTTCTTTGAGAAAGTTCTTACTGATGCACAATATAAGAAAGATGTTCAGCGTGATCTGATCCGTGAAACCCTTATGCTGATTAATACAAATGAAGAAAATGATTTTACATCATTTAGAGCGAAAGATATTGACAGTTTTGTTGTTTGGTATGATGAAAATATCAATGCTACTGATATCAGTATATTAACAGATGTATTAGATGCTTTCAATACAGGCGATGAAGTAATCAAGGTAAAATCTACTTCTATCCCAATGATCCTGTATGGCGGTTATAAATGTATTAAAGACGGAAAAGATTTTAGAAAATTCGAAGCTGCGGTAAATGAGTTTGTTGAGAATTATGATTCTAACGAAGCATATAAACAGCTCGTACAGTCTGGAACCACTGCTTCTGCTGGCGTTAAAGCTCGTTTGCAGTATTGGAATAATGTCGTAGATAATTTATAATTTTTTTGTGAAATAATTTAATATGATTTTTATTATGGAGAGTGAATCGAGATACTGGGTTCACTCTCCTATTTTTGTATGGGCAGATGTGCTTAGTGGCGATAGCAACGGACTGTAAATCCGTCACATTAGAAACACCGTAGGTTCGACTCCTACTCTGCTCATTTTTGTTTTGGAGCTTTACTCAAGTTGGATGAAGAGATCAGTCCTGAAAACTGACAGGCCGCTAACAACGGCGCGTGGGTTCGAATCCTACAGGCTCCGTATATAATTAGCGAATGGAGGCAGTGCCTCCGTATGCCGGTATGGTGGAATTGGTAGACAGAAATGACTTAAAATCATTTGATCGCAAGATCGTGCGAGTTCAAGTCTCGCTGCCGGTATTATTTTAAAAAGGAGACATGCATATGAAAGGTATGACTGGAATTTACAGGATTAATCCTGCATTGTTTGGTGGAATTCTTGGCGGATGTGCGGGGATTCTGCTTTGTGCTCTATTGTTTTAAGGCGTTATAAAACCTAATAAATAAAATATTAGCACAATTACAAATGAAATAATTGCAGTATTTCGCCAATAGTGTCTATTGCTATTACTTTACCATCTGATGTTGTTGTAGTTTTACACATTTAAATCACTTTTCTTTATTTTGTTTCATGTTTTATATTTTTATTCTCTTTAAATTCATTGGAGAATAAGTAATCATAAGCAGTTTGGTGCTTATTGCTCTGTCAGTGGAGCGTGATTAATTTTTTTGGAGTAGGAAACCAGAGAAGTCATGAACTTTGGCATAGTAGACACTCGCACTACTCTCCTACTCTTTTTTAATTGTTATGCGAGTGGAAAGCGAGACAATAAAAATGGGATATACTCATGGAACAAGTATTGAATCAAAAACAAGAATTTGTACAAAATGTGGAAAAGAATTCCCGAATACAAATGAATTCTTTTCTTATGCAAATAAAAAACTTGGACGATTAAATGCTTTATGTAAAGAATGTCAAAAAATAATTAATAAAGAAAAGCGTCTGAAGATTATTGAGAAAAACAAAAATAAAGATTTATTTTATTCAGGGACACGACATTGTAAAAAATGCAATAGAGATTTACCAAACAATAAATTATATTTTCCTATCGATCTATCTTGTATTGATGGTTTAAGAAATGTATGTAGAGAATGCAGCAAAAAGGAATCTGGTTTTCTTGATCCAAATTATACAGTTTCCGAAAAATGGACGGATGAAGAAAATAATGTATTGTTAGAAAAATATAAAGATTTTACTGGCGAAGAATTGCATAATTTATTTTTGCCAAATAGAACCGTTAGATCTATAGAATGTCATGCAGCGCTTCTTGGTCTGCAAGGCAAGAATTACGATGCACAAGTTAGAGCTAATTTGTCTAGAAGTATAAAAAATAGTGAAAAGTTGAAAGGGCGAGCATTATCTGAAGAATCCAGAAAGAAAATTTCTGAAACAAAAAGAGAATATTTTAAGACTCATAATGGATGGTGGAAAGGTAAAAGACGTAGCCCAGAACAATGCAAAATGATAAGCGAAAGACAAAAGGGAAAATGGGCTGGAGATAAAAATCCAAGACATTTAAATCCATTAGTTGGCGAAGAAAATGGTCGTTGGAAAGGTGGAATTAATTCTACTTATGTCGAGTTAAGATCTGATACAAAAAGTTGGTTCAATGATTCAATGGAATTTTGTAATTATAAATGCGTTATAACTGGCGGTGAATTTGATAATGTACATCATACAACAGCATTTAGAGATATCGTTGATGAAGTTTTTAAAATAACAGGAATAGAAGTAAAACAGCAAGTATGTGATTATAACAAAGAAGATTTCGATGAATTAAGATTAACATTGAAAGATTTACATATGTTATATGGATATGGAGCATGTATAAACAAAGAGGTACATAAATTATTCCATGACAATTATGGATATACAAAATTCTCTCCATTTGACTTTTTGGATTTTTTATACAGAATCGATACTGGAGAATTTGATACTTGGTTCACGGAAAATAATTTGCAAGTAAATATAAATTATGAATATGTAGAATATTTAGAAAGCACTTTGTCAGTTCTTGCGGAAAGTGCTTAATTTATTAAAACAAAAGGAGGTGGCTGTTAATTGGCTACAAAAGCAACTGCACCGAAATTAACGGCTGCTCAAGCAAGAGAAAAAGTTGTTGAATTACAAAATAAATTAGATAACTATAACAAAACAGCATTTTGTTTAATGTGTAAGAAACACAAAGACAGAGAAACAAAATTTTATGTAAATACTGATCCTATGTATGGTAGTGAAACATGTACTCCTATTTGTAGAGATTGTGCTAGAAAAATTGCATTACGTGTAGATAAACAAGGACATGAACATGAACCAACAAAAGAGAGTGTTATATTGGCATTAAAATATTTACAAAAACCGTTTCTTGATACGGTTTGGAATTCGTCAATTGCAGAATCAGAAAACACTGTTACAGGAAAGCAAAAATTCAATGTTTGGACTTCGTATATTAAAAATATACAAATGACAAATTATATAGGTTTAACTTTTTTTGATTCTGATATTTTTAAACAACATGCTGATCCAGACCCTATAAAAGAAAATAAAAGCGAGAAAGATGTAATTGATGAGCATGTTGGACTGGATACATATGACAGCTTTTTAAAAAACAAAAATGATGTAATTCGATTGTTAAGTTATGATCCATTTGAAAAGGAAGATGTTGCAGATCAGCCATTCCTATATTCTCAATTATTGGGAATTCTTGATTCAAGTGAAGATGCAAATGAAGATATGATGAGAACTTCTTCTGCCATTTCTATTGTACGTGGTTTTTTACAGCAGTCAAAGATCGATGATACTGTAGCAAAATTAATGTCTGATATTTCACAAATCGAGCGCAATTCTGCGACAATAAAATCTCTGCAAGAAAGTAAAGGAAAAATAACTTCTGTTATAACAAGTTTGGCCCAGGATAGTTGTATTTCATTAAAGCATAATAAAAACGCAAAAAAGGGTGAAAACACATGGACTGGTAAAATCAAGAAAATAAAAGAACTTAATCTTCGAGAAGGCGAAGTTAACGGCTTTGATATGGAGACATGCAAGGCCATGAAGCAAGTTATGGATCTTAGTAACGCTTCCATTATGAAAACTTTAAATTTAGATGAATCAGAATGGTCTGATATGGTTGCAGAGCAACGACAAAAAATTGTAGATTTGCAAAGAGATCTGGATAAGTATATTGAAATATCTCGTATTTTACTTAGAGAAAATTTGGATATTAAGGATTATCTAAAAGAAAATGATATTTCTTTAAACATGAATCTGGTAAATTTAAACGAATTATTTTCTTGTTTTTCTGAACAAAAATCAGGTTCATCAGATGAAAATGACGAAAAGCAGGAAAATGCAAATGAAATTTAAAGAAATAGATAATACTATTGATCTAATTCAATACAAAGATCAGTGTGTTCAAGAGGACGTTATATATGTAAAACCTGGAGTATATGCAATGTCTTCTAGAAAAATTGAATCTCTAATTAAAATTGCGTATCTACAAAAATATTTTCAATGCAATCCCGTTTCTTTTATAAATATTATGTTCAATATAGAACTTCTTGATGCCCAAGCTTGGATTGTTCAGCAAAGTTGGACATGTCCGAATGTATTGCTTGTCTGCAGTCGAGGATTCGGAAAATCTACGCTTATCGACATTATTATTATGGCAAAAGACATGTTGTTTAATAACTATTGGACATATATTGCCAGTGGCTCTGGTAGTCAGGCAGAACAAACTTTTACAACATTGGAACGTCTAGCTAATGACAACATTGATACAATGATGGGTTCAACTGGTTACATTTTTAAGGCAGAAATTGAAATAAAAAATGCTGCTGGAGATGGATTTTCCCATGGTAGCAACGGATTTTCATATTCGACTTATAACGGCAGTTTTACTCAAACATTAAATTCAAATATAGACAAAAAAAGAGGTAAATCAATATATTTCCGCACTTGCCTCGCTACTTAGTGATAAGTAGATCCATATAATTTGTATGGTTTTTAATCGAGAAAGAAAACTGGAAAGCTGAAAGGCTAATCAGACTGGAAGGCTATATTTAAAAATATAGTCACAGGCAGAGCATAGAAAGTGAACCTAGAAATAGAATATAATCTTTCCACGAGTTCTCGATATCTCATTTTTGAGATAAAAAGATATGCCGAACTTATAGAAACAATAACTATAAGATCTATAAGATAAAAAGCTTATAGGATAACAATTGATGCGCGGAAATGTAATTTTTGATGAATGTGGATTCCTTTCAGATGAAATGATGTCTGTATATTCTGCATTCGCAATTGTAAATAAAAGTTTTAAATCAGGAAAAGATCGAGATGGAAATAGAATTGATGAAATACGTCTAAGAGCAATTCCAAAAGAAATTCCAAACCAGAAATTTTACATATCTTCTGCTTCTGATACATCCACAAAATATTATTCATTATATAGAGAATTTTCCAAACAGATGTTAATGGGAAATAAGGATTATTTTGTAGCAAATATTACTTGTGATATTCCATTACATCCTACCATTCATGGGCAAGTTATGGCACCACTGTTTGAAAAATCAACAATTGATGCTGATATGAGAACAAATCCAGAAAAAGCTAGGCGAGAATATTATTGTGAATTTACTACTGATGCAGGTAGTGACGCAATCATACGACGCGGCGTTATTTCCAGAAACGAAGAAGTCAGAAAACCACTTTTATATAATGATACTGGTGATAAAAAATTTGTTATAGCATATGATCCAGCTAGATCAAGAGACAACTCAGTTATTCTTGTAGGCGAAATATATGAGTTCGAGCAAATAGACGGAAGCACAGATATTCGTATGCGATTAGTTAACTGTATTAATCTTATTGATGTTGGAAAAAAAATAAAATCTCCAATGCAAACACCAGATCAAATTGAATATTTGAAAAAAGTTATTCTTGCTTATAACGGCGGTGCAGACGCATATGGAAACATTGTTGGAATTTATATTGATGCAGGATCTGGTGGTG